CTGCTGGCACTATCGCTTCTGGTCTAACAGGTAATGTATACATGAGACCAGACACATATTTCACTCATAGACCGTTCGACGGAGGTGTACAGTTAAGCACAGGCGGACCACAGCACGGCGGACAGGCAATTCGTCAAAGTAAGAAATATATTCGTTATCAATCTGGTAAAGGTGCAATGTATAACACTGGTGCTCTGTTCGCTCCGAGCTTTGACCTAAACAGTCTTGTTGCTTCGGGATTAGAAGAAGGCAGTTTTATCACAGTGACCACCGACGATGTCGACCACGGAGTACAAGCAGGATCTATAATTAGAATTACCGGAGTTAACACTGTGGGTTATAACGGTGAATATACAGTTCAGTCTATCATCGATGAAAGGTCGTTTAGAATAGTAGCACAACAGGCTGTCGCTGCTCTTAATGCGGAACTGAGTTTCCAGGCACAGATGGCCTTGGTAAATTGGAAAGGTGCCGTGGTTAGATCAGGACCGTTCGATGATCAAAACGGAATCTTCTTCCAATACGACGGTAATCAGCTGTCAGTGGGGCGTCGAAGCTCTACATTCCAGATCACAGGTACGATTTCTATGAACGCTGGCTCTAACACAGTCACTGGGTTAAACACTAGATTTAGGGATCAATTACAAGTTGGCGATCGAATTGTTATCAAAGGTATGACACACGTGGTCAGCAGTGTAGATAGTCAAACTTCGATGAGTGTGACTCCAGACTTCCGTGGTGCTGCGAACATTTCGTTCTCTAAAGTCTGTAAAGTACAGGATATCATAGTTCCACAAGAAGAGTGGAACTTAGATAGATGTGACGGAACAGGCCCATCTGGTTACGATGTCGATGTAACAAAAATGCAGATGATCGGTATACAGTTCAGTTGGTACGGTGCTGGTTTTATTGACTGGATGTTCCGTGGACCAAACGGTAATTATACATTCTGTCATAGATTAAAGGGTAACAACTTAAACACAGAAGCATATATGCGTACTGGTAACTTGCCGGTGAGGTATGAAGTTCTCAATGAGGGAGCCCGCAGCAGATTAGATGGTAATATTTCAGCCAGTGCTACTTCTATGACTTTAGAATCTACCACTGATTTCCCAAGTAGCGGAATCGTTTATGTTGATAACGAAATTATTTCTTACACTGGTAAGAACGATAGCCTAAGGACATTAACCGGACTAACTCGTGCTGCTACATTATCTAACTTCGCGGCAGGTGCTACACGTTCGTATACCGCAGGAGTCGCAGATACTCACAACGATAATACAGGAGTAATATTCTTACAGTGTACTACCAGTCCAATCATTAGCCATTGGGGTAGTGCTTATTTGATCGACGGAAACTTTGACGAAGACCGAGGATTTATTTTCAACTTCCAACAGGTAGCTGAACCGATTACGCCTATTAAAGCCACATTGTTCTTGATTAGACTGGCTCCTAGTGTTTCTAACGCAGTTACAGGAGACCTAGGCGAACGCGAGTTGATCAATCGAGCTCAGTTATTGCTACAGGGTCTAGAAGTTACACCAACTGGTTCGAGCATTAACGGCGTGGTTATCGAAGGTATATTAAATCCAAGAAACTATCCAGAAGATCCAGCTAATATCACATGGAACTCATTGAATTCAACAGCGTTCGGCGGACAGCCTAGCTTTGCTCAAATTGCCTACGGTAATTCAGTGACTTGGAATACATTCGGCGCTTCTGCCACTGTAAGTGCTACAACAAATGCTAATAATAACCTTAACAGAACAACTCTCCAATTTACCAACGCAGCTGTGAGCGGTGTAGTTGTAGGTATGGTGGTCAGTGGAACTAACGTAGGTACTGGTCGTGTGGTAAGAAGTATTTCTGTAGGTGCTACTAATACTATCATAACTTTGAATACATTTACACAAAATAACGTAAGCAGCGGAACACCTATTACATTCACACTGCCAACGTTCGCTCAACCTGGACAAGCTGTGTTTTCGTTTGTGGCAGCAAATAACCAGAAAGGTGAATTAGATCTATCAGGATTGAATGAATTAACTAATACCACAATTGGTGGCAGAGGAACATTCCCGAATGGTCCAGATGTATTGGCAGTTAATGCTTACATCGCGTCAGGAACAGGAACAGCGGCGACGGTGGACTTAGTTTTACGTTGGGGTGAGGCACAGGCTTAATAGCCCTGTAATTTATTAACGAGAGCCTTACGAATATTCGTAAGGTTTTCTCTTATATCAGTCACTGCGCCGGGCAACCTACCTGCAACATTGACTTCGCCGTGTTTATTATCTATAGCACGTACCTCAGCTACTAGTTGATTTAACAGTTGAGAGAGTTCTGCTTTTTTTGCTGGATCAGAAATCTTGGCGATCCTATTCTTAAAATCGTCATATTCTTTTAAAAATCGTTCACTTTTACTTAATAGCATTTTCTAACTCCAAAATCGTGTTTATCTTAGTCTTGATTATTTGATTATTTAATGTTGTTTTCAAACCAGCATGTAGATTTTTTGGTAATTCCTCCACTGAAGACCAACATATAGTAGCTGAAGCAGTGGTTAAGAATTCTTGATCCACTAAACAGACATAAGTTCCATATTCAAAACCTTTATCCTCGCTGAGATAAAGTTCTATAGGTAATATCCTACCCTGTGCGAAAGATGTTAACAGTTGGTCCGCATCTTCTAACAGGGGTCCTTTTCTTAGGAATGTGGGAACAGTCCACTTAGAATCTTCTAAGATTAGTAGTATACGTCCTGTTGTTTTGGCTAAGAATAGTAATCCGGCACGCTGCTGCATGCTGATACTTATCAAGGTGTAAGGTCTAATCTCCAATAACCTGGAGCATATTCACCTTCAAATGACTTGAGCCACTGTTCACCATCCCAACGATACTGGATTCCTGTACGGAGATTTTGGAAATATGTAGGATTGTTACCAGTGTCCGGATCAAAAACAGTTATCCATTCGCTGCCGTTCCATTCAACGATGCTATTCGCTTTGATCACAGGATCGTTGCCATTGGCGTTTTTCCATGCGTCTGGACCGTCATAGGCATTATTATACGGTGTTTCGCCGTAGGTTTGGCCAACGTTAGTACTGTTATTGATATCATCTAATACTAGATATCTAACACCTGCAGTGATTAGCTGATCTGTGTTTTCTTTATTAGGACGCTTGGGATTAAACTTGTAGGGATCTACGATAGCATCCACAGTGGTTCTACCTGATATGATAGTGTTAGATGGCCGATCTTCTATAGTCACAACTAACACACTCGGATCTAATTCGTTGATAGCGAATGTTCCACGTAGTTCAGTACCGTTAGGCTGTAGGAAATATATCAGACTAACACCAGCTTCATATCCGCCACCGTAGGCATCTAATATTGTGGTCCAATCAATAGGATCACCGTGTCGCACAGGAGGCAACAATCCTAAGGTAGTCACTGCTTCTGCTGGATTTAGCATCTGTACATCGTAGTCGTTGGCCTCACCGTTGTTGCTCTTTAACAATAAAATTCCAAATCTACCATATTGAATACGCTGTTGAGCATTACCATCCTGTCCGTTGTAGATTAGATCTTCAAGATTTTCTATGTCTCCCTGTTCGGTAAACACATTAGCGATAATACTGCGGACTACTCCTAGTTTCTTAACCTTGGCTGGAGGGCTGATATAGATCGGGGTGGTGAATTCCATGCTCATGATATCAATTTCAGACTCAGCACCCGCAGGAATAGATCTCGATGTAAACTGAATATTTCCTAGATCTAGCACAGTAAGGCTAGTCCAGTCTATGTAATTGTCAGTGGTCTGTAATTCAAGACTAGGATTGAACAACACAGCGATCTGTTCAAACAACTGAAGTTTTTGATCCGTATTTGAAGTCCAGATATCTGCTTTCATAGTTAACTTATAGGGCGTTGGCATCAGTCTTTCTACTGTATAGCCGCCTCCTTGATTACTGAAATATTCAGGACTACCGTCGATCATTTCATAATTTCTTTCACGAATGTTGAGCTTACTAACAAAAGTAGCATCGCTCATCCTGGTCATATCCATTTCTATATTAGTGATATAGCAGGCGATACGGGGAACAGTAGGCATCTTGTTCTCAGAATTTTCTTTGATGATATTTGCCACTTGACGAGTCATATCTCCATACATAACAGGTACATGCACTTCTGTACCGTCGCCGGTTTTGTATTTGAAACCGATAAACACACGCATAAACTGTGTGATATATCTTCTTATTTGTCCGTCATAGAAATAATCCATTACTCGTCTGCCTCTGGTCTAAGAGCTTTTGACAGGCTCTGTTTTTCTTTTATGTCTTTGCCGTTGATTCGATTTACCCGGTCATTGTTGATAAATGTAGCTTTCTGTGTCAAGCGGCTGTCTTTGCCTTCGAATCTATCTCCGGAGCCCACATCACTAGGTCCTAGATTACTCATGGTCATACGTACATTATCTTCCATCTTAACCCATCTCGATCCGTTGAATCTAAATAATCTCTTAGGTAGATAATCTGTTCTTAGGCAGTATTGGCCTTCTACGGGCTGTAACGGGAATGCTATACCTGCGGTAAATGGAACCCCATTAGTAGGAACACCGTCACCTAACAGATATCCATCGTAGTCGCTGTGATCAGGACTGGTAAACACTGTGGCCGCAGAAGGTTCAACGTATACCGGAGAACCATCCTCGTTGAATAGAAGATTACCATTTTCGTCTGTGGCCTGCCTTTGTACACTGGCATCTGTGGAGATAGTGTCAGCTGTGGTAATTACAGAATGACCTCTTTCATCTTTCTGTACTGTGTAAAATCTGCTGGTATCGTAACCGCTTTTTGGAGCGTCTACTTCGGCTTGATCGAGAACTGCTTTGGTGATCTGCATTTCTCTCTCGTAGGTACTCATGATATCTCTGAGACTCTGTGCTAATTCGTAGTAAGTAGTATTAGGTGGTTCTACTCCTGTGACTTCTGTGATCACAGTATAGTCTTTGCCGTCTGGGCCTTTAACTACATCACCGGGATAATAAGTGATTTCGCTGTTCCACTCGCCCTGATAGTTATCAGTGTCTGCGATTTTATCTAAGATATCTTTGAATTCTTGACTGTCTACTAATGGTTTACATTTAGCTCTATATAGATGTGGGTACCATGTCACAGAGTATCCTTCTGCGGCACGAGTAACTTCTTCTATGACATAAAATCTCTTTAGAGCAAACTGTAGATCATTCAGTGCGAATTCGTCTTTGAGATGCGGTAATTCTAATACATCACCTGCGATGATCTTTCTTCCTAGTTTTTCCACTGTGTCGTTGATATGGAATGTGATAAAGATCGTATCATTCTGTAGGAATAGACCAAATTGGCTGAGGTTAAAATCAGTGTCTTGAATATTGTATACACCACGAAGTACATAGACATCTGAATCATATTTACGATCACGATTTTCTAGAAATAATAGATCCTGTATATTCGAAACACTGTCGTTATTATAGATCGGTTGGCTGGGAGATTCTGATCGAATATATTCCCAGTGATCTGCATCCGGGGGAGTTATTCCTGTGCTGGTATTTTTAGCTTTATAAACAGCACTGTTGATCTGTACTAGATCGCCTGCTCGATACTCAGTACCCGCTGCCCAAGAGGCTATAGATCCGGGACCGATATATTTGTGAACTAGCACATCAGTGCCGCCCACTTGGAACATTTCCCAGGCAGTTTTATCTATGAATTTGTAATCATTGCCCTTTTGCGGGCGGTAGAGGCTTAATCGTGGCATAGTCATATATTTACCGCTACGATAAATACTCGTATGAGCAACATAGATCAAGCCCGACAAAGCGTCTACAACTACTGTAAAACCATGCTAGGTGATGGTATGATTGATGTGGAACTAGATCCCCAACACTACGAAACAGCACTGGATCGTGCCTTAGGCGTTTTCCGCCAAAAAGGTGACAATTCTGTGGAAGAAAGTTATGCTTTCTTGATACTTAAAGAAAATCAAAACGAATATATCCTACCCAAAGAAATTCAGCAGGTTCGACAGATTTTTAGACGTAGCGTTGGATCTAGAACCGGCAACGGCACCGGAGGTACAGTATTTGAACCCTTCAACCTAGCTTATACAAATACCTATTTGTTAAGTTCTACTAATATGGGAGGCCTTGCTACTTATGAACTGTTCGCTCAATATCAAGAGCTGGTAGGTAAAATGTTTGGCTCATTTATTAATTTTACCTGGCAAGCTCAGAGTCATAAATTAATCATTCAACAACGGCCTCGTGGTGAAGAAGAAGTCATGCTTTGGGTCTATAATCAACGTCCTGACTTTGCTATCATAGAGGATACTTATGCCGGACAGTGGATCAAAGATTATACATTAGCTAACTGTAAGATGATGCTAGGGCAAGCTCGTGAAAAATTCGCACAGATCGCAGGACCTACAGGGGGTTCTAGCCTTAACGGTGCTGCTATGAAAACGGAAGCACAGGCAGAAATAGAAAAGTTAACCAAAGATCTTGAAACTGCTGTCCCTGGCGGGATTGGATATACATTCATAATTGGTTAAAAAATATTGACTGATTAGAAATAATCAAGTATAATATCCTTAATCGGAGGATATTATGATCATAGGTATTTGTGGATTTATTGGCAGCGGCAAAGATACTATCGCTGACTATCTAGTTAATTTTCATGAGTTTCGGAGGGAAAGTTTCGCCTCAACTCTTAAAGACGCTGTAAGCGCAGTGTTTGGATGGGACCGGACACTTCTGGAGGGTAGAACCAAAGAAGCTCGTGAATGGCGCGAACAGGTAGATCCTTGGTGGGCAGAACGACTTGACATGCCAACACTTACTCCCCGTTGGGTCCTACAGTATTGGGGAACAGAAGTCTGTCGTAAAGCCTTCCATGATGATATCTGGATCGCTAGCCTAGAAAACAAACTCCGAAATAGTAAAGACCATGTAGTGATCAGTGATTGCCGTTTTCCTAACGAAATCGCAAGTATACGTAATGCAGGCGGTAAAATTATATGGGTTAAGCGTGGGGAACTTCCCGAGTGGTATCAATATGCTATCGCTGCTAATCAGCTGGGTA